TTCTTGTTTCTCTGTTGTCCATTGTACTACTGTTGTGATATGTCCCATTGGATGTATGACACCTGTATCATTAATGGTCACATCACAAGGTTTCCACTTCTCCTCTACATACTCACCATCATCTTCCAACACGAGGCACGTTGGACTTTTAGTTGCTCGTTTTTGTACACCTGTTAATGGACGTGAACCTGGTCGTATACTATCTGCTAATGCTGGTGTTAACATTGTTGATAGTAGGGCTAGTACCAATAGACTAGTCTTCTTCATTATCCTCTTTAAATGAAACGATGTTGTTAGTGTTGTTGAGTAGTAGTGTCCATAACCACACTAGTGCTAATACTAGTACGAGTAGTTCAAAGACTGGCGTTGGTAACATTATCCTAGTGAATCAAGATCAGATATCTGTTGAGGTCTTGGTTTATGTGCCTTAAACTCATCGTGATTACCGTCACCAGGCATTTTACCATAAGCAACATACTCAATTGCTTGTATGCTCCCTTCGAGTCTATCCAAATCTCTGTCTAGTTTCACATACTCTAGATGTGCTTCTTCCAGTTCCACTTGTCTCATTTCAAGTTGTGTTTGTCTCTTCGTGAAGCGAGCTAACAACTTTTCATAGGATTCAACTTCTTTCATTGTGTTATACCAAAGGTAGATTATTTAGGTTGAGTACAGGATGATTGAAATGTGTTTATCAGTTCTTGTGACATATGACGGTAGCCACTACCAACATAGACCTGACCGCCGACGACCGCAACCGCACACACAGCCCAAAACCAATAGTACCACTGAGTCTTTATCTGGTGTTCATTTTTCATAATAAAGTCGAAGATATGTTATTATACCATACGGGTGGGGATGTGTAAACCTCGGTATAAATACTCGTTTACAGATGGTTAAGAAACTAGTGTGCAACAGCGATTCAACACATAAATAGTGGTAGTATGATACTTTCAAGAGGTGCAACATTTATGTTAAATCACAACATCATCAGCCGTAATCAATTAGCAGATTGGAAAGAATCAACAGAGTCTGTCTACGAAATGGACAATCACCTCAATAACTATTACGAGTGTATAATTGAAGCTGGTGATGATACGTACACTGCACGTCGTTGCAGTAGAATGCTACAGTAAGTTAGTCCAGTTAACATACCGCCCACGAAACCCCTCGACAGAGGGGTTTTTTAATGTTATAATATACGTTAGCGTGGCTATAAAAATGGGATGTAAAAACTGTGACAATGTGTCGCTAGAGGACTACGAGAATGCTATGTTTGCTCATTTAATAACAGAGCGAAATGGAAAGTGGTATGTTAGTACAGATAGTGGTATAATAAAGGAGTTCACATCACACACATCAGCCAAGGAGTTTATCTTTATGGGAGGAGTACAAGATGGAAATGGATAAGCAACTAGATCCTAAAATAATGGAGAACAGAGCACATCATCAAGAGGTGCGTGAGTTCTGTGATCCTGATGAACGTGGTAAAAGACGTGAGGTGATCAAGCATTACACTGAAGGTGGCATTGATACATTCATTCGTGAGTATCCTAAGCACGCACCTGATAAGTTCTGTGATATGTTAATGGGTTATGCTAATAATCTCAAGGAGCGTAAGGATGCAAATGAAAAGACACCTGAGATGGCTGCTCAAGGTGGTGGTGCAGGTGAATTTAATCGTAAAGACTTCTTCTTCTTTCTTACTGAGGGTACATCACCCAACCTACGCAATACTATGTTGACTGGTTGGTCTAAACTTGCATCACAATATTATATTGAAGAGTTTAGTCAGTTAGGTGCAAATGATTTCTGGATGAGTGCTGCTAAGGTACAAATAACAAATCCATCCGAGGGATTTCACGGATGGCACTATGATAATAGTGGTTTCTTTGTTGGTCTACGTGAGTTTGTATTCATTACATACTTAAATGATGTACCTGCTGGTGGTGAAACTGAGTTCTTGTATCAAGGTATTAGAATTGCACCAAAGAAGGGCACTACAATTATATTTCCAGCATCCTACACACATATGCACCGTGGCAATCCACCACTAGGATGTAAAAAGTATATTGCTACAACGTGGGCTAGTAGACTACCACGTATTGATGAAGAGACACAAGGACGTGATGAAGTAGAATGTATTGCACCTAGTGAACAGATTGTAAAATATTATAGAAACAATTAAACGGGATTGACGAGGATCGAACTCGCAACTTCCTCCGTGACAGGGAGGTGCTCTAACCAGTTGAACTACAACCCCAATAAAAAGAGGACTAATCAGTCCTCTATAAATTTCCTTGGATTAATCATACGTGATACTAACTCTATTACTTGGTCTCGTATTTGTACCACATCCTCATAACATTCTTGATTATGTGCACAAGAGCGTAATGCAGGGTCAGGTTTGTGTAATGACTCAAGTACTATTGCTTTAGCACGATCCCACTTCTCATATGATGTGGGTTTATTGTCTAAGGTTCGCTGATCTTTCATCCTGTAAATGGTTCAGTTGATAGGTTAATTAAAATGGTTGTTAAGTCTGGATACTTGGAGTATGCTGATTTAACTGCGGTAGCAGGATCTACACAACTATGTACAAACTTAGTCCATTGTAATTTATGGTCTATCTTAGCTAGTACATTAACTTCCCATTTCTTCTTCTTTGTTGCCATTAACACCCCTCCGAGGTATGTTCAAGTGGTTCATCATCGACCCAGAAATTCTCCCAACCTTCTTGGGATGATCCAACATCACGGACAGGCCATATGTGTTCGTTCTGTTCTTGATGTAAGCGACCAACTAGATCGTCAACACGATGTAATTGTGTCCTATGGAAATCTTGCAGTTCATAGAGTGCGTGCTTAACCTCCGATTCAACGTCAGATGAACCTTCAACAGAGAGATACTGTTCAACTACTGCACGTAGTTCATTATATCTCTGCGTTGCAGTATCCATCGTCAAGACGGTCGGAAGCTCTTTCAAGTTTGGAGTAGAGATCACCACATTTGACTCCACTGTGTCTTTCTGTGGTGAATTGTTGGCTTGAGCTGAGGTGTTGTAAGGCATCTGTAAGGACGGCGAGTTCGGATTTGTTAAGCAGCACTTTAAGAAGTTTCACTGAAGGTTTGTACAACTACTGTAGTATATACAGTATTTAAGGGCTATGCAGCCCCTAAAACAGGATTTCCTAACTGAGGAATAGTGTTGAAATCAGTCACGTCCCAACCGAAGTTGACTCGCTCTTGAACTTCACTGTCCAACTCGTTAGTATTGATGAACCTTTTGTTCACCGTACGTCCGTTAAGAGATAAAACCTCTAGCAAGTAACGGTATGATACCTCACCAAATGGTAAGCGTACAGGATAATAATCTGCTTGCTGACCAGAAGAGTTACGAATTTGCATTGGGTTGAATTCCCTTGACTACTCTAGTAGTATAGCATTAAAAAACCCCCTGTAAAGGGGGGCTTGTGACAGTTTGTAATGTGGTTCACTTGATCTCTTTTCCGCACTTCCTGATGTATGATGCACATATGTTATCACCTAGGCGAGGATCTGCGGGTTGAGTAGCTCTTTTCTTGAGTCTATCATACTTCTGTTCTAGTCTAGGACGTAGATAATCATACACTTGTTGACCTTTAAGGTGCCACAACTCTACTATATCTCCGTGTTCATAGCGTGCATAGTAATGATCATCGTATTTCAAGAGCTTTTCTTCTCTTAAATACTCATCTTGCTCCTCCCACGTATCCTTAACACTGATACCATTGTACGTAGCATTGATGCCTTTACCTATCGTTGACTTGTATTCTACTGGTTCACCCTTATCATATGCATCTGCACCACTATATGTGTCTGCCACATCGTGATCTAATGCAATAGCCATATGTATTTCACGTGACCTAGCATAAGAGAATGGGTCACCCCATCCCTGATCTATACACACATCATACAATCCCTTGAAGCATTCTAGATACTTCTCACGTGCTTCTTCTGGTGTGTACTTAGTCATCTACTTCAATGCCCTCAAGGTCTTGTATATCTCTAGCAGGTACAGTGTGTAGTCCTCCTATGAGATAATAATGGTCTTTAATTCCTTCTACTGTCTCTTCTCCAAGATAAAACAGTTCATTAGCAGGGAAACTATGTTCCCTCAACATCGCTTGCAGTTGAAGATGAATCATCTCTGCTCGTGATGGTACATTTAGGCCAGTCATTACGATAGATTAGTACATTACATTGTGAATATCCGTTCATCTTACCTGCATCAGGCCATTGACGAACGCATAGAGTAAAATAGGGGTCACCAACAAATGTGATGAATCCTTCATCATCACCACATTTCACGTGATCCCCTACATTAAATTTCATTCAACTTCCTCGAAGTATATGCCGTGGTATGCATTGAATGAATCGAGTGATAAGTATTCATCTTCGTGTATAGCACCGTGATCATTACTTATCGATAAGCACATAAACTCCTCTGCAAAATACTTTGGAGTTATCTTATGCTCGTCACATAGGGGGAAGAACTCCTCCATATGCTCATCTTTCATACCAAGTGTATCTATACTGTATGAAAGGTCGGAAATTAACTGATTTAATGAGGATTCCATTTGTTGAGAGTGTAGATTAGGACGATCGTGCAAATTAAAATGCAAGAAAAAAGGACAATTAGAGCGTGCATAGATGGTTACCTCATATAAAGATAGCCACCCGCCCAATCAGCACGCTGATAGCAGTCCATACGTGAGCGAATGATGCGGAGATCATATCTAACGTGCTGTGCTGCTTTGTTCCAAGATGCTGCTTTGTATACCTCACCAGTCTTCTTGTCAACAAATGCGTGAACAGACTCTTGATTGTTAATCATCACGATCTTAAGAAACTTACGTCCTTTACGGATCTCAAACTTAGTACTTGAGGATGATGACTGACCATCATAATTTGCTTGTAAGCACTCAACGAGTTTCTGAGTCCATTCGTATACTCTGTCTTCGATACTTAATGAAGTAACCTTACCAGAGACGAACTCATCAACTGTGATCTCGTGAGCACTAGATACAGATTCAAGACTCATTTTAACTCCTGTGTGTGTTATGTACCTATTATAGTCCTTATCGGTACCGACTCAACCATCTGTGTGACAGTTTTTAAATTGGACAGTGTGTCCATCATCCACCTTGTCAGGCATAGCATTAAATGCTAGAGTATAACGAATTGTTTCATTCTGATTCTCAGTCACAAAGTGCTTGAGAGTCGATGGAAACACGACCATTTTACCACCTTGTGACTGAAATGGCACAGTATCGTGCACATTACTGATCTTTAAGACCTCTTCATTGTATGGATTAGGCTTTATGAATACCATATTGCCTGAGTTCCCTGTTAGGAATACAACACCACTATACAATGACCACGGATGGTTATGTGCTCTATTATAATCACCTTTATTATATCTGTTGATCCAAGCAGCATTTATCTTAACATTACTGCTGTAATTACCTGGTATGCCACTATTAATGGTCTCTAGTCTCTCCTCTGCCCACTCACGAAATGGTGTGAAGTCAGAGTATGATAGTATACCATCTTGTTGTGGAAAGTTTAATACATTACAGCTAGAAGAACCACCTGCATATGTCTCAGCATTATCCCAGTCTACAGTGGTGCAGAGGGACAACAACTGAGCATATATCTCAGGTGGCACATCCTCCTCAAATATAACTGTTGGTAGTATACCTATGGCCTTCACGCTACTAACCAATCGTATTTTGTAATTGATTCCTTACAGTCTGGACAAGTCAATCCTGAGAAGTTAAAGTGATAGATTGTACGGACTGATTGGCACTTAGGACACGCAATTTGCTTCCCATTCTTTCCTGCTCTGGTATAACGATTAACGTTTTTCATAGTGCCTCGTGTTATAATAGTATTATAGCATTAAAAAACCCCCTGTAAAGGGGGTCGTGTGACATTTATTGAACTGCTACTCGGTCTGGAACTTTGAATCCAGCATTCTGTACAATGTTCACTATAAATGCCTCAAGGAATATGAGAGGGAGTACCACGAAGTCAAAACCACGTAATTTCGTGATGTCTGCTGGTGGTTTAACTGGTGCCTCTACTTTAAGTGTCTCGGTCACTTTAGGTGCCTCTACTTTAGATGCTGCTGATGCTGCCTTCTTAGCAGGTGCCTTGCGTGTACGACGAGTTGAGGATGTGGTCAAGTGCGAAACTTGCGAACGTGATACTATTGTAAGGGTAGTTTGTTGGGAATGGTGGAAATACGTGCACTTTGTAAACTGGCATAGTCCTCGTTCAACTCACACCCTATGTACGAACGACCTAGATCCTTGGCTACCATCGCTGTTGTGCCACTTCCTAGAAATGGATCAAGTATGATGTCACCACGCTCTGAACCTGCTAGAATACAAGGACGGATCAACTCAGGTGGATACGTAGCGAAGTGAGCACCCTTGTATGGTTTCTTATTTACTGACCAGACAGAGCGTTTATTGCGTTTTGTATATGATTTAGTTAAACCAGTGTGAGGGGATAGGCCAGTGCCAGGATTATGATACTTCCCTTTAGTACGATCTCTAGTACCCCAATCTTGCTTAACTGGTTCTTTAATTGCTTCATTGTCATAATGATAGTATTTACTCTTACTTAATAGGAATATGTACTCGTGTGACTTGGTACACCTATCCTTGACTGACTCAGGCATTGGATTAGGTTTGTGCCATATTATATCTTGTCTTAGATACCATCCATCAGCACGTAGTGCAAATGCAAGCATCCAAGGTATACCAATGAGATCCTTATCCTTATATCCTACAAGTTTATTAGATCTACGTGGTGTTGTTATAGGTAAGTCTTGTCTGTTTTGAGAGAATGTCTGCTTAGGTATCTCACCATCCTTCCTATAGTTATAGTAGCTATCACCTATGTTTAACCATAGTGTACCATCATCAGTCAGTACATCACGTACCTTACTGAATACTTCTACTAATTGTTGTACAAATTCTTCAGGTGATTGCTCTTGTCCTATCTGATCCTCTTCACCACCATAGTCTCTCAGACCATAGTAAGGTGGTGAGGTGACACACATACGTGGTTTCTCAGCAATCCCAGTTGTAATTTGTGCTTTGAGTGTGCTGAGTGTCCTACGACAGTCACCAAATAATACTGTATCTCTCAACGTTCAACATTACGGATCTTTTCAAGTATACCACTTCCTAGATTCTTTTGCAACTCGTGAAACTGCTGTCTCTTTGTTGTATCAGTACAGCTATTGAATTTCTGTGCTGTCATCACCTCTGCAAACATATGTCTGTAGGTGTGTAACATTTCTTTAAGGTATCCTCTCTCGTCACGATTCAACACCAGATCACGGTAATCAGTGAGGTCTATACCATCCTTAGTAGTTTCGTGTAAAGTTGGTGATGAGTGTGCTCCCATTGGTTTCTGCGTAGTTGTGTTGATCCTAACACATATTTATGAGGTCTAACCTCAATTTTATATTATCTTAAGACTGTTTGAACTGTTGTAGATCTTTAGTTACGATAGAGAATGTACCAGCAACACTAATGTCACTCATATTAGTAGATCCACTCCAAGCACCTAGATCAGTTACAGCACTGTCTATTGCAAACCAGAATCTTGTACCATCACGGTATGATGATGTACTAGGATCAATGGTAGTAAACTCCACGTTAAATGTGCCACGAGATACGATTGCCATCGATGTATCTGGTTTAGACCAGTAAACATACTGCGATCCTACTTCTCTGTAGCTAGCATCTTGCTTACTCATATCAATTGGTACCTTCATTGTCAAACACTGACGATCATTAGGAGTACCACTGTTAGCAGCAGTAGATGATGTCATTATGGTACTGTGCTCAGGACCATTAACAACGATACCAGCAGGTTCAGTAATACCTGATGTGCTTATCTTACCAATACGTGTAATGTTAGCTTTGTCAGGTGTCTTATTGTATGGTGCATTACCACCACTAATGTCGTGTCCCAACAGACCTGATGTAATCTCCATAATATAACTATCAAGTTGTGAGAACTGATTAGTTATAGATGTGAGAACATATAGTCTGTCCTCCCAACATCTTGCTTGATGGAATCTCTGTTCACCATAGTTGTATACACTACCACCAAGATCAGAGTATGCAGCATCTACACCAGGAACTTCAATGAATCCCCATCGCATATCTTTAACTATGTCAGCACCTTGAGAGTTGTTGATAACAAATGATGTCTGTGAGAATGGATGATTCCAATAGTTAGAACTATTGTATGGTATTACTGGGTATGAACCTCTATTCTGTTCCTGATTAGCAATAACAACTACAGCATTAGTTTTACTTGACTGTGTTTCTTCTCCACCAACTGCGAATGTATGACCCCATTGACTAGAATAGTTATTTGTGTCTTGGTATGCATCAACTCCCTTTCTAAATCTAAATGTATTCAGTTTAAGATCATCACCGATAATATATCCTGAAGAGTTAGATCCTTGGTATGTAACATTAGGTGTAGTACCATTATATTCAATAATGCCATACATTCCACGAGTAGTAGATCCTGTCGTGTCATAGAGTGCTCCTGCATATCCTACGTAACATTTATTTCCATCATCTGAGTCTGTTTGCTTAACATCTAAACCAAATACACCATCAACTGCGTTGTTTGATGTACCTCCACCAACTTCGACAGTAGCACCAGTATACGATGTGTTGGTTAATGTAGGTGCACCACTACCAGCTATGTCTAAAGCAATAGCAGTTACTATTGCGTGTTGTGTTGGCACTGTGGATGTTATTGATGTATAATGTCCACCAACATATAGTTTGGCAGTATTAGCACTGGTCATTGTCACTGCTACAGAATGTAACTGAGAGTTAGCAACTGCATCACCTAGTGATGTTGCATCATCAATAGTAAATCTATAATCCCACTGGAATGATAGGTTCTTATCATAACAAACGACATAACCTACACCATAGTTGTTACTACCAGTTGTATCAGCAGTCCAACCAACTGTGTATATGTTACCTACCTCGTCTGATACCACATCTTTAGGATATGTATTGTACCCAGTATCATATATTCTAGTCTCAACACCACCAGTTGGACCGTGACGGCTGATAATCTGTTTGCGTAATCCTGTTCCATCCCAATACTGTGATATAGTAATAATACCATTAGGATGCTCTTGTTTCTTAATCCTTGAGTCTTCTAGGTCTCCAGTACCTAACAGTTTAGTGTAGGTAGCAGCATCAAAGTCTGTTTGTGCGTTGTCAGTATTAACTGTTTGATCAACATACAAATATGCAGGACAAGATGCCTTAGGTTCAACTACTTTATTGGTACCAGTTGTTTCTTCTAGTGTCTGTATAAAGATATTCTGAGAACTACGACGCTCTGCTCTATCCCACGCTCTAGTGCTAGTAGTATCTAACTGTAGATTCTGTGTTGGTGTCTGCCATAAGAATCTACCAGTATATGTACCATTATCTAACGTGGCTAGTCTAAGAGGACTAATACCAGTTGTTGCTTGATATGTTGCATCCTTTTGTTGTGGACCTATTTGTGATGGATTTACTTCCTGACCTGTATAGTTGTTCCAACCAGTACATAGTCTCAATAGTCCATATGGTTCAGTTGTTTGACTAGCAGTTACATTACTATCATACAATGTTTCTTCCCAACATCTAATCAATGATGATGGAGTGTATGTAAATCTCCTGAGTCTAAGATCAGTAGTTCCTACTGGTGGTTGTAAGTCTCTAACTTCAATTGCTCCAATCAAGTCACCATTATGAGGTAGTTTCAATACCATATTGTCAACGAAGTGACCAGATGATCCAACATTACTATCACTAACGTGACGTGCAGTCAGTATCATATTGTTGAATGCATCGAAGTTGATGCTATCTAACAGTAAACCACCGTTCTGCTCTGAATTATAATAATATGGAGGGAACTCTCCTGTATTATTATTAGTATACTCTAGAATATTATCTACTAAACTTCTAATTTCTCTGATATAGTCTATGGATCCATCAAAATTAACCTTAGCTACCCATCCAATATAACTATTCTGATTTCTGTATGGTGCACTCGTTGGTATTTTTTGAGTTTGATACACTACATTACCAACATAATATATTCCATTGGCAAATACCCTACTATCAGAAACTGTTATCTGTGGTAGTCCTACACTCCTTCTATGACTAGAAGTGTCTGAACCCTCTCCACCTCCCATCTTAACAAGATCATTAGGGATAGCAAAGAAGTTACGAACCCATTCAAATGCACCTGTTGCCTTGGTTACTTTCTGGAGTCCTACAAAGTTATGGTATCTACCAAACTTTCCATACTCTGAGTTATTACTTCTACCCATACCTGTGCCACCCATTTGGGATGACGATGCAGGTGCTAGTCCAGCAGTGGTAACATACTCATAAGTTGTACCAGCACCCCATTCTTTCTCTACCTTACATACTTTTGGTACCACAACTTCAGTTGACTGACCATAACGTACTAGTTCAAAGTCACTTGACTGACTGAAATCGTACCTTAAATAAGCACCTAAGTTTTCAGTGTCACGGTTATTAGTTTCTCCTGTATCACAGAACATATAATACCACTGGTTACCAGCAGCACTACCTACACTACCAGCTGAATTATAATATCTACGTTCTTTAGTTGTACTAGTCCAAGGTATGCATAGGTATCCATCACTATCCAGTGTGATCTTAGCATTCTGATCCCAACTACCAGGATATACTATCTCTCTAGCATTGATAGAAACACCAGTGAAAGGTACCTTAAGGATGTGCATTGTGCTTCTAGACAATGATAAGTCAGTACCAGTAGCATTACCAGCAACCAGTACGTAGAAGCATAAGTTAGGTACATCCATCACAATGTTGGATGTTGACTGTGGTCTACCACCAAAGTGAGGACCATCTAATGAATATACGTCGTGTGATCTTATATCTTGACAATCTACACCAAGAGTAGCATATGTTTCATTGTTAGCTCTTGTAGAAATTACGTGATTCCAAGGAGTATTATCTGTTGGGTTTCTACCTGGATGGCCTACATTTCTAAACAACTGAAGGTCTGGTGCACCTGTTAATGCTGCATCTGCTTGGGATACACTTCTATTAAAGAATACGTTACTATATGTGTGTGCACTATTTCCTCCTTCTACTTTGCTTATTGCAGCTGGATAGTTGGTAGCATTTGAACTAACATATTCATTCTCCCATACTCTAGTACCTGATGCACTGAACTTAATGAAATGGTATGATGCATCGTTAGTACCATCTTGCCAAGCAGCAGTTGTATCGTCTGATCTCTTACCGTTATAATTGTTTGCACCACTAAGATCAGTGGTCTCCATTACTACAATGTATACACTATTATCTGCTGTATTACATCCGAGTGCACAAGGGTAGCAGTTCTTTGCTGATGATATAGTATATTGCCACGACACACCACCAATGGATCCTATCTTAGCAATAACTGAGTTATATAAACCAGTTAGAGGGTTTCTCTCTCCATTAAGAGTATAAACCTCACCAGAACTTGATGTAGCTACATCAAACATTCCAGTAGGTTTACGGTAACTAGCGTCATTTAAGGTAGCACGCTTAGCTTCTAGTAATGTGTAGAAATTGCCTCCTGCACCAGAGGCCATCATCTTTCCAGAGAATAATGCCATTGTTTAGAACTCTTGACCAGATGTAAATCCGTGGTAAATTGTACCACCTGTAAAGGTAGTGAATAGGAAGATATCAATAGCGTTAGGGTTAGTAGATACTGTTGGTACAACACCACCAGCCCATTTAACTGTACGACCTACAAAATTAGTTAGATCAACTGTTCTACCACCTACACCATCCTGTGTTAATACAAGTACAAAACTTGTTGATGCTCCTGCTTGCTCACCTGTTACAGAGAAACCAGTAATGTTCTCACTGAGTGTGACCATAAAAATAGCGGCCTGTGTAAGGTCGATTGGAACACTACCAGATGATATACTTTCACTCTGCACCTTCTCTGAGTATGATGGTACGTGTAACCTAGCAGGGTTACTACCAAGTTCAAATGTGAAGTAATCACTTGCTTCCTTAAATGCTAGTTTAGCATTTAGTTCAGTACCTCTTTCTATTTCAATACCAGACTCTTGATCTGCGTGTTGAATACCAGCACCTGTTTCACCAGAGTTGAGAACAATAGTATTATCTGAAATGGTAGTATTCGTTGTATCTACTGTAGTCTGAGTACCTTGTACCGTTAAATTTCCCGTTATCGTGGCGTTAGGTGCTGTCAGTGTGTCTGTTGCAGCATCATATGAGAACCCTGTCTCTCCACCAAAACCTGTGCCAGTTTTATACTGGACTTGTCCGTCAGCACTACCACCTGAGGCTGACTCTGTACCACGTGCCAAGTAATTCCAACTTGCGTGTGGTGTGTTGTTATTTGAGGGATCGTTCCCTGTAGTGTTAGCTATACAGATATATGCTGACGTAGTTGCTCCATCATAGAAACTAACTGCATCATCAGGTTCGTAGGCAGTACCAGATGCGTAC